CATCCCCGCCTGCTGCACGGTAGAGGGCGACTGGGACCAGCAGGAGCGCGCCAAGGGCACGTCCAGGTGGATTGAAGGCGTCTTTGACGACTGCCGCATCCATCAGGAGGTGGTCCCGGTAGCGGGCCTGGATTCCATTGTCTTCGGGACCGGCGCTGCGTTCGTCTACTCGGAAAAGACGTACCGAGAGGGCAAAGACGGGGAGATGGTACCCAGGCGGGCCAAGATTCGCGTAGAGCGCGTGAACCCGCTGCTTCTGTACGTGGACAAGGCCGAAGCCAAGCACGGCAAGCCCCGTACGCTGTTCCGGAAGGACCCCATTGACCGGTACAAGCTGCTGGAGGAATACGGCTCGGAGGCGGAGCACCTGTTCGGGGCTCAGGAGGACCGCAAGAAGGCCATCCTTGGCGCGCCGGGCAACGATGACGAGGACCTTGAGGTATCCGAAGGCACGCGCGGCGACTCGGTGACCGTGATGCAGGCGTGGCACCTTCCGTCCGGGCCCGATGCGGAGGATGGCTGCCACGTTGTATGGATTGAGGGATGCACGCTCCAGCGGTCCAAGTACAAGCACGATGGATTCCCCTTCGTGATGTTCAACAGCTCCATCAAGCTGTCTGGCTTCTGGGGAGACAGCCTCATCAAGCGGCTCGGTCCCATTCAGCGCGCCTACGACAAGCTCACCAAGCGAATTGACGTCTGCCATGACCTTCTTGGCGTTCCCAAGCTGCTCATCCCCACTGGCGGAGCTGCCGGGAGCGGGGTCAAGAAGGCGCACATTGATGACGTGGAGGGCAGCTTCATTGAGTACAACCCGGGCCAGAAGCCGGAGGAGTGGAACCCCGTTCCCATCACGCCTAGCGCTTACTCCGAGCGTGACAGCCTGCCGGGGAAGATGAAGGCCAACGTGGGCGTGTCCTCCTTTGAGGCCTCCCAGCAGCTCCCTCCGCAGCTCCGAGAAGCCAGCGGGGAGTCCATTGACCGCATGGTGGAAAGCGCGTCCAAGCGTCAGGAAATGTTCCACAGGAGCTACCAGACGGCCATGGTGGACCTGGCCATGCTGATGATTCGCGAGGCCAGGGAATGCGTGGATGAGGGATTCAAGGTGGTGGTCCAGGCCAAAGGCGGAATCAGCGGCTCCGTAGAGCTTCTGGACTTCGCCAAGGTGGAGATGGACAGGGACCTACTCAAGCTCCGCATTCTGCCCATCAGCAACCTGCCCAAGACGTTTGCGGGTCGCGTGAAGGAGCTTGGAGAGCTTCGGGACAGGGGCTCCATCACGGAGCAGACCTTCCGACGGTTGCTTCAGGTCCCAGACATTGAAGCCGAGAACGACCTGGATATCTCGGATGACGACATCATCCGAAAGAACCTGACGTGGATGGTGAACCACGGAGAGAAGCTGGAAGTCCTGCCCTGGGACAACTTGGACCTCATTGTGAAGCTTGGGACCAAGTTCATCAACCTGTACAGGATTCGGGAGGATGCGGATGACGAGATGGTTGGAATTGTTGGCGAGTACATCAACGACGCTGTTCGGCTCAAGTCGGGTCTTCCGGGCCCTAGCCCTCAAGGTCCTGCTCCCGGCGCTCCGCCGGCTCCGATGGCACCTGGCATGCCAGTCGGCCCGGGAGCACCGCAAGCGCTTCCTCCGGGCGCAAATGGACCCGGAGGTATGGGGCCCATGGGTCCCGGTCCCGGTATCCCGCCTGGAGCACCTGGTATCCCGGGCGGTCCGGTTCCTCCAATGTGAGAAGAACGGCATCGTGTTTGACGTGTATCTGAAGAACAAGGAGAGCAATGGAAACTGATAACGGCGTTGTGATGGTTCAGGAGACGGAGATGGGTCAGACTGACCCCACGGCCAGCGATGTGCTGGAAGAGGCAAACCGGGCGGTCAAAGAGGCCATTGAGGCCGCCGGTGGCGTAGAGGAGAAGAAGGAGGGTGAGGAGCCCGCAGTCGCCAAGAAGCCGGAGACCAAGGAAGAGCCGCCCGCGGAGGAGGACTCCGCTTCTGCCCTACGCAAGAAGCTGAAGGCCCGCGAGGCTGTGGTAGCGGAGCGCCAGAAAGCGCAGGAGGAGGCCAACCAGATTCGGTCCAAGGCGCTGGAGGAGCAGGAGCGCGCCAAGTGGATGATGGAGCAGGTCAAGAAGGAGGCTGCGTTCGTCAAGCAGCTCAAGACGGACCCGATTGCCGCCATCAAGGCCAGCGGATGGGACCCTGACGACCTGATTCTTGCCTTGGCTGAGCACGGCACGCCAGAGAGCAAGCAGAAGCAGCAGCTCTCCGAGTATGACCGGAGGCTCCTTGAGCTTCAGAAGGCCCAGGAGAGCAAGTTGGAGGCCGTAGAGCGACGGATTCAGGAGAGGGAGCAGCTGGAGCAGCAGCGCGAGCTTCAGGCCCGTGAGGAGAAGGTGAAGCAGGAGTTTAGCGCGCTCGTGGCCGATGAGGAGAAGTACAACTTCCTGTCCACGCTCTACAAAAACAACCCGCAGTACATCATGCAGGAAGGTGACCGGGTTGCCCGAGAGTACTTCGTTGCAACCGGAGGTCACTTTGACCCCAAGACTCGCCAATGGGTTGGCGGACAACACGCCACGCTTGAGATGATTGCGGAATACCTTGACGAGGAAGCCGGCAAGTTCTATGAAACTCTTAGCTCCGCTAAGAAGCCTAGCGGAAATGTCAAGGGTTCCCCTCCCAAAGTCTCCAAGGGCAAACCAATCAGCAATGCATCTAGTTCCGAGCGCCGGGCTCTGAGCAAGGACCTTTCTGATTTGTCCGATGAAGAACGTTTGGAAGCCGCCAAAGAGGCGGTGCGCGTGGCCGTCAGGGCTACTGGCGCATAAGGAGAAGACTCAATGACTGCTACGCTCGCTGGCTCGCAAGCCGCACTGAAGGTGCTCTACCCGAATGGGGAGCTGCCGAAGTCCATCAATCAGAAGTTCCAGTTTCTCAACCGAATGAAGAAGGAGAAGAACTTCGTCGGTGAGCTTGCCATGGTTCCCATCCAGAACGCCAACCCGCAGGGTTCTGGCGGTACCGTTCCCGCTGCGCAGGCCGCTGTGCAGCAAGGCAACTACCTCCGCTTCCAGCTCACCCGCATCCGCCACTACGGCATTGCGCGCATCACTGGTGAGGCCGCGGAGGCCGCTGTCCGTACCGAGGGCGCCCTTGTGGACCTTTGGGACAACGAGACCAAGGGCATCGCCACCACGGAGATGTCCACCCTTGCCACGTACGCGTACGGCACCGGCGACGGTACCCTGAGCCAGATTCTCTCCGGCTCTGCCACGCCTACCATCACGTTGCCCACCACGGTCAACATGAACTACTTTGAGCTGGGTATGTCGCTCCAGGCCGTGTCCACCACGGGCCTGGCTCCGGTTATCCGCGCGCTTGCGGTCGCCAACACTCCGCCCAAGATTACGGCCATTGACCGTAGGGCCAGGACCATCACCACGACCGGCAACTGGTCCGCTGCCATCACCGGCCTTATGGATACCGACTTCCTGGTTCGCTGGGGTGACGCGGTTCCCGGCGCTGGCGCTGCTCCCACTGCGGTCATTACCGGCCTCGGTGGTTACGTGGTTGGCGGGACCACGCCCGGTACCCTCTTCCAGCTCAACCGAAACCAGGACCCCGTCCGCCTTGCGGGCCAGGCCATTGACTACACCGGTTGGGCCATGGAAGACGCTGTTGTGGATGCGTCTGCTCAGGCGGGCTTCCAGGGCGTTGGTTACCCGGACCTCCTGGTTGCCAACAACGTGGACGTCGCGAACATGAAGAAGTCCCTGGGCGCCAAGATTCAGTATCAGAAGTCGGACACCACCGGTGCCGGCGCGGTGCACAGCTTCAGCAAGCTCATCATTGAGGGTGAAGCTGGCCCGATTGAAGTGCTGGCGGACCCGTTCTGCCCGCGCGGCAAGGCCTTCCTTCTGACCCTGGACGCGTTCAGCATCTTCAGCATTGGCGCGGCTCCCAGCCTTGCCAAGTTTGACGGCCTGGACGTGCTCCGTATCCCCACGGATGACGTGTACGAGGTCCGCTTCAAGACCTATGGCCAGATGAAGTGCAAGCTTCCTGGCCCTCAAGTCCAACTCCAGAACTTCGGTCTGTAAGGAGTACTGCTATGCCGATGGGACAAGCGTTTCCGGGTCGCACTACTGTTCCAGGTACCCGGCGCTGCCAAGCGCTGTTTACTGGGGCCGGTGCAGCCAACACCACCAAGCCAGCCACGTCTGCCGGCAGGGGCATTGTCTCCTGCAACCGAACCGGCGCAGGCCGGTACACCGTCACGTTCCAGGACGTTGGCGGGTACATTGTGGAGGCCCACTGCATGGTGCATACGGCCGCCGCCGTGGCGCCATTGCTCGGCAAGATGGTCGCGAACAGCCTCAACCGGGCAGCCAAGACTGTCCTGGTTGAGTTCTGGGACCTTGCCGTTCCTGCGCTAGCTGACCCTCCGGCCGGCAGCGTGGTGGACCTGAACTTTGCCTTTGCGGACAACGTTGTCTGATGATGAAGTCCAAGATTGGTGAAGCGCTGGCCAAGTTCTCCAAGGGCTCCTCTGCTGAAGAGGACCCGGACGCGGACATGGAAGACACCGAAGAGGAAGACGCTCCGGATTCCAGCGACTCTGCCGAGGTTGATGCGATGAAGCTTTTTGAGAAGGCCGGTTCTCCGCAAGAGAAGGCCCGAGCCATGAAGCTCTTCCTGAAGGCCTGCGGCGCGTACTAAGACGGGAGGCGCCTCCCCTTCCGTCGGGCCCGCTCTCAGCAATGGGAGCGGGCTTTTCCATGATATAGACACAGACAGGTGAGCCAATGGCAAGGAACGTTACGCTGCTTCAGATGCGCACGAAGGTTCGCATGCTCTGCGACATTGAAAACGACACTCACATCTCCGACCCTGAGATTGATGAGTACCTCAACAACGGCATCGCTGAACTATGGGACATGCTGGTGGAAAACGGGCCACAGGATTACTACGCCAAGCGAGTAACCTGGACTACCACGCCCAACCAGATTTCCTACCCGCTGACCACCATCATCCCAGCTGGGGACTTCTACAAGATTCGGAACCTGTACGTGTCCGATGGCGACAGCACGGGCCCTTGGCGCTCACTGGACCCGCAGCAAGAGGCCAGCATCATCAGCACGGAAGCGCCCCGCCAGGCCTGCCTGATGCGGCTAGACTACATCCAGGCCAGTCCGAAGCTCGTGGCGAACGCAGACGTCTTTGACGGCATCAACGGCTGGGAGGAGTACCCGATTGCCCTTGCCTGCGCAGACGTAAAAACCAAGCGGGAAGAGGATGTGGCTCCCTACCTCCGCAAGCGTGACCAGATGGCCGTACGCATCCGCAACATGGCCACTCGTGACGCGGGCACTCCGGAGCGCGTGAATAGGCGCAAACGAAGGCCCATTGACGTGTACTTTTTCCACGAGGCCCAGGCCAACAGCTACCGGCTGATTGCTGGCAACCTTGAAATCTACCAGAGCCGGTTCCCGTTGGACGCATGAAGTTCTACGCTCAAGACGGCACGCAGGGCAGGCAGCGTTCTCCGGTCAGCATCACGGGCTCCGTGTCCGAGGACAACGTGAAGGACCCGAAGGCACTGGCCAAGCTGGTACGAGACCTACAGTCCTCAGTCCGTGCCCTACAGGTGGCCCAGAAGCCCGATTACACAGAGTT